CAACCGCCAGTTAATAAGAAGAATACATTAACTAATTTACCTAATCCAATTTGAACTTTCTTACCTATATTTTTAACAGGAGCCATTATAGCATTTCTAATGCCAGTTTCTATTGCATTTTCTTTTGAGTCTATTAATCCTTGCTTTGCTAATCTTCTTTGTCTAACAGCATTTGCTGCTTCTCTTTTCCTATCTAAAGCAGCACCAGCCGTTAAATTTGAAGATATTACTTCTAATGATTTATTTAATATAATTGTCTGTTGACTTATACTATCAACTTGAGTAGAAATATTACTTAGTAATCCAGCATTTCTATTAACTGCAGCAGCTGTACCACCATCATTCTGCTGTTTTATAACACCACCACCAGTAAACATACTAGCAGAAACGTTACGTCTTACAGCACGTATTCCTCCTCCTATTGGTGATTTAATGGGTTCAGCCATTTTGTTGTTGCTTTAGATTTTCTTCTTCAATATATTGCTGTAAGAGTGCGAGATATATTTCTCTTTCCCACGGCATCATATTTTCTAACTCCGTTAAGCTATATTTATGGTGTTGCATCAACGCAAAATTAATCTTATAGTATGACTCAAGATCTTCATGAGCCATACTTATGCGAAAAAACTCTGCAGACCCTCCAACACGACTTCATTTTCCTTTTTTGTTTTTGGATTAGTCACCTTAACTGTATGTGACAATTTGGGCATAGTATCAAAGAATTTTTCAATAGATTTGAACTGTTTTGAATTAAGAGATTCTACGAATTCAGATAATTCCTTTTTTGTACAATCAGCACCAGCCCAAGATTCATCTTCAGAATAAACTTGTTCCACACATGATGCAATCAATTTAAATGTATCATCAACATTCACTTCACCATCAGTAGAAAAATTAGTTTTAATAAACTCTTCCATCGATGGATACTTCATTCTCAAAGTATACTCACCATCCAAATTAATGTCTGGAGTATGCTCATCATTTACCTGAACCTTTATATCATCTAAATTAATGACTGCTGGAACTTGAGTCTCACCATCATCAGGACAAGTAATCATAACTTCAACCTCTTCTCCAACAGACTTACCACGAATGTTAAGGAATAGATATTCAATATCAAAGGTAGAAAGATCATTAACCTTCACACCTCTACTCAAAATACAAGCAGAAAGAACATCTTTAATAGCATTTGCTATTTGTTTATTATCCTGACTCTCCATAGCAATAATTAGAATCTTTTCTTCTTTGACTAGAAAAGGTCTAAATTTAATTTTCTTCTTAGTAGAAGGAATAACTAACTCATAAGAAGGAGTCGAAATCTTTGGTAAGGGCATAATAAGCTCAGTTCAAGTATTTTTATTTATAGAGGTAATTTGAAGTTTAGTTTATCCTCCGTAATATCCCTCACTAATAACATTACCACTAAGAGCATCATTTCCAAAATAAGCACCAACAGAAAGATTTGATTTAGGTAACTCTGTAAATGATTTTAGTTCATTATATCTTTCGTCATTATTAGCAACACCTGGATTTATAATACTAGCTCTAGGATCTGAACCGTATTTTCCTGCTGCACTAGAACTTTTATTTTGATCGCTCCCTTTTGCTGCAGCAAATGAACTTGCCTTTCCACAAATATATCTCTCATAAGCGAAAGCACAACTCGCCTTCAAAACATTTGAATTCTGATATTGTACTCTAGTTGAATCTAATGCAACTGGATATAATCCTCTAAAATTATATTCAAGGGATTGTTTATAATTTTTCTCAAATTTTACAATTTTAGTTGACTGTGATCTATAATCTAATGGATAGTTTAATTTAAAATTATAAGCATTATCCATTTGTTCTGCATTAGATCCACCAGTAATATACTCCATCCAGTGTTCTAAAAACTTAAGTGCTTTATATTCATTATCTACATAAAACTCCAATTTCATTCTAGTGAAATTTCTAGTATGAGGTATTGTTTCAGTTACACCTTGAAATTCACCATTTACAACTGTTGTAGCAAAAGTAGATCCAGGCAAAACAGCACCACTACAAAGTAATCCTATATCTTCTGTATGAAATCTATAATCTATACCTCTAGTCTTCAAATGTGCTCTTAATTTACCAGAACTTGGAAGACCAAACTGAACCAAGTAATGAGAAGTTTGAGCAACATTCTGAAACTTAGGTAATATTTGAGATATTTTCTTTGGAATTGGAGCTGACACTCTAAATAGATGTATTATATCATTTCTATTTAGATGGCTTATAAAGGAAAGTATTATCCAACTTTTCCTCACAAGTATAAAGGTGATCCTACAAATATAACTTTTAGATCATTGTGGGAAAGGAAATTTATGGTTTACTGTGATAAGAATGCAAACGTATTAGAATGGGCAAGTGAAGAAATTGTAATACCTTACATATCTCCAGTTGATAATCGTCAACACAGATACTTTCCAGACTTCTATATGAAGGTAAAAGAAACTGACGGTAGAATAAAAAAATATGTTATTGAAGTGAAACCATTAAAACAGTGTAGTCCACCTAAAAAACCAAAACGACAAACACCACGTTACATAAAAGAAGCATATACATATGCTACAAATCAAACAAAATGGAAAGAAGCAAGAGAATATTGTGCTGATAGACAATGGGAGTTCAAAGTGATTACCGAGAAAGAACTAGGAATTAAATGAGTAGAGTTAAAGACATACGTGATAATTTAATCGGCACGGAAGATGCTGATGATTTAATGCTGGAAATTATAGGTGTCTTAACAGAAGGTGGTAAAACACCTGAAGTAGGAAAGTTTTATATCTTTGTATATAATCCAAAAACTTCAGGTATTAAATATGATCAAAATCCTCTAGTTGGTGTAACTGGAGTATATGAATGGGGATTCAAAGGAATTAATTTTCACTGGAATGATCATAGGAATTATACATGGAATGAAGTTGCAGGAGGTTTATATGAAATATCTAATGATGAACTGTCTGACCTTGATGGTATTCCATTTGCAAGATTTAGACATTCATAGTAAAATAGCAAATAATAAAGAATAATATAATGCACGGTTTAAAAGTATATAATAATATTTTATCTAAAGACTCATGTAATAAAATTATAGAACTTTTTGATAATGATGATCATCGTGAAGTAGGAACAACTGGATATAATAAGATAACTAATGAGAAAAAATCTACAGATATCCACTGTAATTTGAGAAATATTCATAATCAATCTTATAATGATCTATTAATACCATCTATAATCAAGTTAGCAAATAATATCAAAACAGATTACACATTTCTAGATACAGGATGTGATTATTGGAGAATAGATGAATGGTATAATATACAAAAATATGAAGATGGTCAAGGATATTTTGCTACTCACTGCGAACAATCAAGCAGTTATCCACACAGAATGTTAGCATGGATGATTTACTTAAATGATGCAGAATGTGGTACTGAATTTCCATACCAAAAAACTACAGTAAAAGCAAAACAAGGAAAGGGTGTTATATGGTCTGCAGGATGGACTCATCCACATAAAGGTGTGACACCTAATATTGGAGAGAAATATATTGCAACTGGATGGGGTGTATTTTACAAATCAGAAAAAAAAGTATAAATAGCTGATAATACTTAAATAGGTCGGTAATGGGTCCAAGAACACCACCAAAACTAGTAAGAGACGAACAATTTACTGACAAAACCAAGACAGGGTCAAATGATAAACAAGTACCTGAAGTTGGTGGATATAAACCAGTAAAAGATTTCTTCCTAAGTTATCCATTAGATAGGTCAAGTAGACCAGAAGGTGAAGATAGTTTTTTAATACAAGCAGTAGAATATGTGCCACCTGCTAAAGGTCAAGGTTTAGCTCTTAAGACTACTCAGGAACTAGCGTCTGCAGCTCAGCTAAGGAGTGAAGGAAAGGACTTATTAACAACAAAAAATAAAGATGGTGATGATGTAGTTAAGAAATTTGCTGCATTAGATATGGCTGGAACTAGACTTACTAATGTTGGAATGGATAGTCGTATAGGTGAATTAAAAAAGAAAACAAGATTTTATGTAGAATTACCAATACCAAAACAAGTTAATGATGGTAATTCTTGTATCTGGTCTGGTAATTCCATGAATTTATTTACCTTAGCAGGTTTAAATTTAGCTACTGGTCTGATGCAAGATCCAAAGGATACAGTAGGTAAAGTTCAAAACGTAATAGATGCCTTACTTAAAGGTGGTGATTTTGATCAACTTGGACTTGGTAGTGGTGAAGAAATGCAAGGTGCTATAAGATCATCATTAGCAGGTTTGGCAGTTGGTCAATTTGGTAGTGTAACTCCAAATGCTGTAATGTCAAGGGGAATGGGAAAAATATTAAACAGCAATAAAGAATTGCTATTTGATGGTGTTAACTTAAGAGAATTTAAATTTGACTTTACTTTTACTCCTAGAAATGATAAAGAAGGTATAAGAGCGAAAAATATAATTAGAAATTTAAAAATGGCGATGGCTCCTAAAAAAGGTGAGTCTAAGGCTGGTAGTTCTGGTGGTATTCTTATAAATTCACCAAACTTATTTTTATTACAATATTTACAAGGTGGTAAACAACATCCATTCTTAAATTCATTTAAACCGTGTGCTTTAACATCATTCTCAGTTAACTATACTGGGGCTGGAACTTATGCAACTTATGCTGATGGAACACCAGTTCATATGAAAGTTGCTATGTCATTCAAAGAAACAAATCCAATTTACGAAGAGGATTATGCAGATACAGAAGGAGTTGGATTCTAATGGGTTACTTTAAAGAACTACCTAATGTAAGGTATCAATCACCACTATCACATAAAAGATCATCAACCGATTATATTTTTGTAAAGAATTTATTTCGTAGTAATAAATTATTAGATTGGTTATCTAAAGAAACAACAGTATTCAATAAGTTTATTGTTGCTGATGGTGCTAGACCTGAAACTGTTGCAGAAGAAATTTATGGAGATGCAGAATTAGATTATATTGTTATTATATCTTGTGGTATAACAAATATTAGAGATGAGTGGCCACTATCAAATAAAGAATTATACGAATTTGTTGAAGATAAGTATGGTACAAATATGAATGGTATTCATCATTATGAAACTTTAGAAATAAGGGATGAAAATGATAGATTAATATTACCAGCAGGTCAAATAGTAGAACATGATGTAGCTGGTGGTAGACCTTTTAAAATTGATGGTCCTGCTGCACGATTCGGTGGATCTGCCAATAAATGGTACTCTGAAACTGGAGGAATGAGAACATCATATACAGGAGAATCAATCTCACCTGTAGTAGGAGTATCTAACTTTGATTATGAAACTCTACTAAATGAAGAAAAAAGAGAGATAAGACCTTTAAAAAGAGAATTTGTTCAAATGTTTGTGAATGACTTCAAGAGAATAATGAAATATGATAGGAATACACAATATATTTCAGATACTCTCATATCAACAGAGAATACTAATTTAGTCCAATAAAAAAGACCCCCGAAGGGGTCTTATAAGAACTAGAAAATATGATTATATCACGATTCTGCTAGTTTAGCAAAGTATGATAATGCGTCATCATCTTCATCTGCAGCAGGTGCTTTAGATACAGATTCTACTGTCTCAACAACAGGAGCAGATGCTCTCACATCCTCAACTTCTTGCTCTACAGTTTCAACATCATTACGAACTGGCTTAGTTCCAAGAACACTACTCAAACGAGTTTTGAGTTCATCATAAGATTTGAACTGATCGTTAGCAACTAGTTCTGCTAAGGAATGCTCTTTCTTCCAGATTGCTTCCATAGCATCGTCATCATCTAGTAATGCACTAGTGGCAGCGAACTCAGAAGAGTCATAGTTTCTATAACCAGCAACGTTCTTTGCCTTCAACTTGAAGTTAGCACCTTGCCAGAAATCAAATGGATCAATTGCTTCCTCATCCTCAAACTCAGGTTGCATTGCTGCTGTGAGTTTATCAAAGATCTTCTTACCATACTTGTATAAGAAAGTCTTACCTTCGTTCTCAGGATTTGCTGGATCTTTTACAACATAAATGTTGCTGATATAAGTAAGTTTACGCTTTTGCTTACGAGCAGTATCTTTACCTGCGTCTGTTCCATTGTTCCAGAGTTGTGAGTTAAACTCAGATACTGGATCTTTCTGCCCTAATGTAGTTAGAGAGTTCTCGATATACCATCCACCAGGACCTTGGAAGGCGTGGGAGTATAACTTTACAAATGGTAGATCTTCACCATCAGGAGCAGGAAGGAAACGAATAACGGCATAACCGTTACCACCTTTATCTACTTCTAGTTTCCATAGACGGTCATCACCTTGACCACCTGTGTTATTCATTTTTTCGACTTCTTTCACAAGTTTTTGTGTAAGAGAGCCTAGTTTTGATTGCTTTTTAAGTTTAGCAAACGACATTAGATTACCTCGGATTAATTAGATTAATTTGGATTTGGTTTTATTATAACAAAGGTTCTATTGAGTGTCAACCTTCAGCAATTTGCTTTAGTTTCTCAATAGTTTGAGTCATGCCAGAGAATAATACTGATATATCAGTACCCTCTGGGAATCCCAACAATTGGACTGATTTTTCCAATTGTTCTTTCATTTTCTTAGCAGCAGGATCATCAGACAAGGATAACCTTGTATACATAACCCTTTGCTTCTCTAACAGTTCAGTTAGATTTTCAATATGATCCAATTTTTCTTCACGGTCCATATCGTCAAAAGAAAAAGCATTTTTATATACTTGTTCCTGTAGGCGATTAATACCTAACAGTTCTTCTTTAATAATATCAGAGTCAAAAAATTCACTCATTTATTATGCCCCTTAGTATTTTTTTAAATTGGAATACATTTATATTTAGGAAAGGTAGATACTTTTTTAATTTCATGCTTACGGTTTCCCACACTGGATCTTTTAATTTCTTATCAAACTTACCTTTGAAAGAAAAAACTTTTTCCAGTATTGATAACGTTTCTAGTGAGATCTCTCCACCCAGATATTTTTTTAGAATGATTGGATGACCCTTGGAGCAGTTGAATACTGTCTCTAAGTCGTTCTCTAAGAGTA